GCTTGAGAGATGCGCCAGCAGTAAATTCAACAGGGGGCGGATCGCATGGGGTCCAAGGTGGCGAAGCTGCGGCCCGTCCCGCGCATGCCGGGCGAGCAGGTCGTGCTGCGCAAGCCCGACCAGCTCACGCCCTACAAGCGCAACGCGCGCAAGCACAGCGAGCGACAGGTCGATCAGCTGGCCGACGCGATCACGCGGTGGGGCTTCACGGTTCCCCTGCTGATCGACGAAGACAACGGAGTGTTGGCAGGCCACGGGCGACTGTTGGCCGCGATCAAGCTCGGGTTGCCAGACGTTCCGTGTGTGGTCGCGCGCGGTTGGAGCGAGGACAAAAAGCGCGCCTACGCCATCGCCGACAACAAGCTCGGCCTCAACTCGCAGTGGGACGACGAGCTGCTGCGCCTCGAGCTGCACGATCTGCAGAGCATCGACGGCGGGCTCGCCACGATGGGCTTCTCCGAGAAGGAGATCGAGAGCGTGATGCAGACGTGGGGCGGCTCGGGCGCTGAAACCGCCGACGCCAAGCTCGGCGACGGCATGGCCTACCGCGTCATCGTCGATTGCGAGGGCGAGCAGCAGCAGGCCGAGCTGATCGAGCGCTTCCGGACGGAGGGCCTCAAGTGCCGCGCATTGATCTCGTAGTCGAGAGCCCGCTTTCCCGCTCGGCGCGCGCGCTGCAGCTCGAAGCGATGTTCGATGTCCCTGCCGCCCAGGTGGCGCATCTCGAATGGCACGGCGATCTGCCGCTGGATGATCGACCGTGGAATGTCGGCCTGATCGTCGGCCCGTCGGGCAGCGGCAAGTCGTCGATCCTGCGCCAGCTGTTCGGCACGCCCGCCGAGCTGCAGTGGAACGGGGCGTCGGTCATCGACGACTTCTCGACGGCGCTGACGATGCAGGACATCGCGCGCGCCTGTCAGGCGGTCGGCTTCAACACCATCCCGGCGTGGCTGCGCCCGTTCGACGTGCTGTCGAATGGCGAGAAGTTCCGCGTCGAGCTGGCGCGACGGCTGCTCGAAACCGAGGGCCTGATCGTCGTCGACGAATTCACCAGCGTCGTCGACCGGCAAGTCGCCAAGATCGGCGCGCACGCCGTGCAGAAGGCGGTGCGCCGCGCCGACAAGCGCTTCATTGCCGCGTCGTGCCACTACGACATCATCGAATGGCTGCAGCCCGACTGGACGTTCGAGCCGGCCACGATGGTCTTCACATGGAGGTCGCTTCAACGACGACCACCGATCGATGTCGAGCTTCGCCGCGTCGAGTACCGCACGTGGCAGCTATTCGCGCCGTTTCACTATCTGACAGCGGAGCTCAACAAGGCGGCGGCGTGCTGGGCGCTGTTCATCGGCGACGAGCCGACAGCGTTCGCCGGCGTGATCCACCGCCCGCATGGTCGCTCGAATTTCATCAAGGGCGTGTCGCGCCTCGTCACGCTGCCCGACTGGCAAGGGCTCGGGCTGGCGCTGATCCTCGTCGACCAGCTCGGCGCGCTCTATCGCGGGCGCGGCTGGCAGCTGCGCACCTACCCGGCGCATCCGTCGCTGATCAGGAGCTTCGATCACTCCCCGCGGTGGAAGCTGGAGAAGAAGCCCGGCAAGTTTTCGTCGCCGCAGCGCCGACCAGGTCGTGCCGAGGAATTCGGCAGCGGCGGGCGCCCGTGCGCGGTTTTCAGCTACTGCGGCGAGCCTGTCACAGATCCCGCTCTGGGCGACCTGATCGCGGAGTGACGCCATGACCAAGATCGTGCCGACGGCGTTGAAGAAGCTGCACGGCAACCCCGGCAACCATCCGCTGCCGAAGAACGAGCCCGAAGGCGTCGGCGATCTCTGGGCACCGCCCGAGTGGTTCGACGACGAGCAGCGCGCGCAGTGGCACTACGCCCTCGAATACGCGCCGCCGGGACTGCTCACCGGCACCGACCGCGAAGCGCTGGTGATCTGGTGCGTGGCCTGCGTCGAGCACGCGCGCGCCGTGGTCGAGGTGCGACGCAGCGGCCAGATCGTGAAGACCAAGGACGGCAACGTCATCCAAAACCCCTACCTCGGCGTCGTGAACCGCCAAGCGATGATCATGCTCAAAGCCGGCGGCGAGCTGGGCTTCTCGCCCGCAGCACGCGCATCGCTGGGCGACCGCGCGCCGCAATTCGGCGGCGGCCCGCTGCTCAACCCCAAGAGCGAGCGCGCCACGCGCGGCGCTGTGCGCGGCAGTCTCGCCGCCTACCTCGCCGAGAAGCCCGACCGGCTCAACTCATGACGACCCGCGTGCGCCCGTGGCAGCGCGTTGTGTTCGGCGCTGACTGCGACGAGCTGGGCAACTGTCCGATCTGTGGTGTCGACTATGCCGAGTGCCCCTGCCCCGGACCGACGCAGGAAGACGAATTCGAGTACCGCGTCGACACGCAAGGTCGCCTCTGGGCGCGACGGCTCCCTGACGACCGACGCGCTTGACGAGACGACCGCCTATGCCCGCGCCGTGGTGGCCGACGACATCGTCGCCTGTCGCTACGTCAAGCTGGCGTGCAAGCGGCACCTGCGCGATCTCAGGCGCGGCAAGACGCGCGGCCTGGTTTGGGACGTGGCGACGGCGCAGCACCGCATGCGCTTCTATCCGGCGTTCCTGCGCCACAGCAAAGGCGAATGGGCGCGCCAGCCCGTCGAGCTGGGAGCGTGGCAGAAATTCGTGATCGGCAGCGTGTTCGGCTGGAAGCGGCGCGACGGCACGCGGCGCTTTCGCTACGTCTACGAGGAATTGCCGCGCAAGAACGGCAAGTCCACCAAGCTCGCAGGCGTCGGCATCGATCTGCTGCTGTGCGACGACGAGCCGGGCGCGGAGATTTATGCCGCCGCGACGAAGAAGGACCAGGCCCGCATCATCTTCGACGAGGCGAAGCGGATGGTGGGCGCGAGCCCCGAGCTGGCCGCCAGCATCGCCCGCTTCAAGCTCAACATGAGCGTCGACCGCACGGCGTCGAAATTCGAGCCGCTGTCGAGCGACGAGCGCACGCTCGACGGGCTGAACCCGCACGGGCTGCTGATCGACGAGCTGCACAAGCATCGCACGCGCGCCCTGCTCGACGTGCTCGACACCGCGCTCGGTGCGCGACGCCAGCCGCTGCTGTGGATCATCACGACGGCGGGCGACGACGCGCCGGAAAGCGTCTACGCCACGGAGAACGACTACGCGATCAAGGTGCTCGAAGGCGTGATCGAGGACGACAACGTGTTCGCCTTCATCGCCACCATCGACAAGACCGACCGTTGGGACGATCCGGTGGCGTGGGCCAAGGCCAACCCCAACCTCGGCGTGTCGGTGAAGCTCGACGACCTCGAGCGACAGGCGAAGAAGGCGGCAGGATCGCCGTCGGCGCTGTCGGCGTTCAAGCGGCTGCGGCTCAACGTGCGCAGCAGCGTCGCCGAGCGCGCCATCGACATGCTGCAGTGGGCGAAGAATTCGCGCGGGCGGTTCGATCCCGACAAGATCGCGCCCGAGCAGCGGCGCTGCTGGGGCGGCCTGGACCTGTCGTCGAAAATCGACATCACCGCGTGGGTCAAGCTGTTCGACGCCGACGACGAGGGTCGCCATCGCATCGTGGCGCGCTTCTGGATGCCGGCGGACACCATCGAGGAACGCGCCGACCGCGACCGCATGCCCTACCGGCGCTGGGTCGAGGAAGGCTGGATCGAGGCGACGCCCGGCAACGTCATCGACTATGGCGAGATCAAGCGCGCCGTGCTGCAGGACGCCGAGCACTTCGATCTGCAGAGCGTCGCCTTCGATCCGTGGAACGCCACGCAGCTCGGCGTCGAGCTGAACGAAGGCGGCGTCGAGGCGCTCGAATTCATCCAAGGGCTGCGCAGCTACACCGCGCCGACCAAGGAGCTGCAGGCGCTGATCGCCGGCACCAAGCTCGACCACGGCGACAATCCCGTGCTGACGGTGATGGCGTCGAACCTGAAAGTGCAGCGCGACAAGAACCTCAACGAGATGCCGCACAAGCAGAACAGCATCGGGCGCATCGACGGCATGTCGGCGCTGATCATGGCGATCGGGCGCATGATCGCCACGACCGAGGGCGGCGAGCCGGGCGTTTTCTACATTGGCGGCGCACCACCGGATGAGCGATAGTCGGCGCATGACAAACGATGTGTTGATGACGATCACACCCGAAGCCTTCGCCGCCTATCAACGGGGCGTGAAGTCGGTCGAGCTGCGTCGTCGTCGCCTGCACATGCCGGCGGGCTCGCGCATCTGGTTCTACGTCAAGCTGCCGGTGCGCGCCGTGGCGCTGATCGCCCGCCTGGAAAGCGTCGGCGAGGTCGCCCGCAGCCGCGTCTGGTCGCTCTACGGCGAGCGGCTCGGCTTCGCACGGCGCGAGGTCGATCTGTATCTCGACGGCTGCCAGTGGGCGACCGTCCTCGAGCTGCGGGGCGTGCGCGACATCGCGGGCGCGACGCTCAACGAGCTGCGCCAGATCGAGCCCGACTTCAACCCGCCGCAGATCGCGCGCCGCCTGCTGCCTGACGGCGGGCTGCATCGCCTGCTCGTCGAGCGGCTCTAGGCAACGACCGCCACGATGTCGCGAAACACGACCAGCACGCCATTGCGCAGCGTGATCAGCGCAACGTGACTGGCGAGCTGCTGCGTCGCGTCGTCTTCGTCGACCAGCTCGCGCCCGAGATCGATGCGCAGCTGCTGCACCGCTGCCTCGTCGCCCACCACGACGCACAGCAGTCGCGCCTCGTCGGGCGCGTTGTAAAAGAGCTGGCCGGCGCGCAGCGTGCCGAGATCGAGCTGCAGGCGGGCGAGCGCGTCGATGATCGGCTGCGCGTCGCTGCCGACCCATAGCTTGACCTTCTCGATCATGCCTCGACCGCGAAGATGTCGAGAAACGCCACGCACAGCGTTCCGAGCGGCAGCGGAACGACCGCCACCCGGTCGGTGAGACGCAGCGCGTCGGGATCGTCGGCCAGCTCGTCGCGCAGCCCTGCCCCGAGGCGGTCGAGCTGGTGCAGATCGGCGAGCGCGACGCAGAGATAGCGATGGCCGGGCGCGCCCTCGCCTTCGAGCTTGTCGGCAGCGACCGAGCCGAGGTTCAGGTGGAGACGAGCCAGCGCGCGCACGACGGGCGCAGCGCCCGGCTGCACGTAGACCGGAATTCTAAGCGGGCCTCGTTCGTTTCGCTCCGTTGCCATTGCTGCGGGCTCCCCGCATTTCCGAGCCGGGCACAGTGTAGACCGCGCCGCCCTTGCCGCGCTTGCCCCACTTGCGCACCAGCCAGAGATCGTTGCCGAGCGGTGATGGGCCGATGACGATGGCGACCCAAATGTCGATCTTGGGCTGACGGTTCGGGCGATGCTGAGCCGGGCCAAGCCCGCCGCCGTCAATCGTCGTGACGACGACCGGCTGGTCGGGCTTGAACGTCAAGCGTGCGCGCCCGAGCCGTTGGTGGTGCGCCGCTTCGCGACAGCCTTGCTGGTGGCGAGCCGCGCGTGCTTGGACTGCACCGGCTTCGCGGCACGCTTCGGCACGACGTGCTCGGCAACGATGCTCTGGATGTCGCGCCGCGTGAGCAGCGCCAGCGTCTTCAACGTGCGGCGCAGCTTCCTGCGCTGCACTTCGCGCTTGTGCTCGACGGAGATGCGCTGTCGCAGCTCGTCGATGGCGGCCTGCAGCTGGGCAGTCACAGCTGTCGGCAGCTCCTTGTGCTTGGGAATTCCTTTCGGCATCAGCCTCTCCTTCGTCGGGCGATCCTGCGGATCGCATCCGAGTTTTTGACGACCCGACGCGCGTACTTCTTCGCCCTCGGCGGCGGGTCGGTGTGATCGAGCACCATGCGGGCGAATTCGCTGGCGACCATGCTGAAGATAGACACCAGCACTTCGCCGCGTTCGTTGACGGGCATCGCGCGCAGCACCTTGAGCATGTCGTCGAGATGCTCGTGCGCGACCTTCCTGCGAGCGTGTCGCTCGTCTTCGAGATTGATGACTTTCACGAGCGGCGCGCCTCCTCGTTCGAGTGCGCCGTCGAGCGCACGCCCTCGGTGTAGTGCGGCTTGCGACGACGCGGCGGGCCGCGACGACGCGGCGTCGAGCTGGGCTTGCGCGCGCGCTTGATCAGCGTGTGCGCCGGCACCGGCAGCAGATCGTATTCGCCGGGATAAAACTTGCCGCCACGGTCGAAGGCGACGATCTCGCGTGACAGCGCGCCCGACGTGTGGAAGCGCCGCCACTTGCCTCTGATCATGAGATAGATGCAGCCCAGGTGGGCGCGTGCCGCCGTGACGCCTTCGATGTGGCGCTGCGCTGCCAGCGCAATCGCGCACGCATTGGGGTTGAGCGGCGCGCCGTCCTTGATGTCTCGCTCGGTGATCGTCAATCGGATCGATGTCGCTGAATTCGCGACCGGCTGACCGTCGATGCGCTTCATGGGCCTGTTCCAACTCCCTGTTGATCTCGCACACGCCCCCCTCGCAGGGTCGACCCTATCCCGCAAAGCCGCCTCAGATCAACGCTTCGTTGTTCAACCTTTTGGCAACCAATACTTGCCAAACCATTTGCATGGGGAATGTCACATGAGCGTCCAGCGCCTTGCGCCGCAGGTCGGCGAACGCCGTGTATCCGAGCATTCGCTTAGTATCGAGCGCGATACCAGTGCGCCATCAAATCGGCGCGTGCGCTTCGTGGCCTCGGACGAAAGCGTTGATCGCTACGGCGACATCATCCGCGCCTCGGGCTGGCAGCTCGACGCCTACCGCAAAAACCCCGTGCTGCTGTTCGGCCACCAGAGCCGCGAGCTGCCGGTCGGCAAGGTCGATCCGATTGCCGTCGAGGGCACGCGCCTGATCGCCCACGCCGAATTCACGCCCGAGGGCATGAGCGACTTCGCCGACACGGTGTGGGAGATGGTCAACGGCGGGTTTCTCAACGCCGTGTCGGTCGGCTTCCTGCCGCTCGCCTCGCCGACGCCGATCTTTGACGCCGACAAGCACATCACGGGCTTCGAGTACAACGGGCAGGAGCTGCTCGAATTGAGCTGCGTGCCGGTGCCCGCCAACCCCAACGCGCTGCAGCTCGCCAAGTCGTTTGGCCTCAGCGCCGACCGAGTGCGCTCCCTGTTCGTTGACGACGCCGCCGAGGCGGCGCGCATCGCAGCGGCGGCACGTTCCCGAGAAATCACCCTGACCCGGCTCGGCGCGAGGCCCGAAGCCGGACGCAACGCATAGGAGATACAGCCATGTCATTCCGTAAGAACATCGCCGCGCTCCAGAAGAAGCGCAACGAAGCGTTGGACCGCATGACGGCGGCCAATGACGCAGCGTCGAACGACAACCGCCTGTTCACCGAAGACGAGCAAAAGGCGTTCGACAAGGATCAGGGCGAAGTGCGCGACATCGATGCGCAGGTCGTCCGCCTCGAGGAAGCCGAGCGCCAGCTCGCCGCCCGAGCGGTGCCCATCGCCGATCCGCTCAAGCCGTCGCCCGAGATCGAGGTCAAGCCGTTCAAGGCGTTCCCCGCGCAGGGATTGACCCGGCTCGTCGCGACGCTCGCCACGGCGAGAGGCAATCTGCTGCAGGCCGTCGAGCTATCGAAGCGCTGGGATCACCAGCAGCCCGAGATCGGCCACATCCTGCGCGCCTTCGCCGGCATCGGCTCGTCAGCCAACCCCGAGTGGTTGCAGCGCGCCGCCGTCGCGGGCGGCACGACGACGGACGCGGCCTGGGCGGGGCCGCTGGTGTTCTACCAGAACCTCGTCAGCGAATTCGTCGAGTTCCTGCGCCCGCAGACCATCCTCGGCAAGCTCGTCGGCTATCGCCCCGTGCCGTTCCTCGTCAGCATTCCGCGCCAGACCACCGGGTTCAGCGCGCAGTGGGTCGGTGAAGGCCAAGGCAAGCCGGTCGGCGCGATCAGCTTCGACCGCATCACGCTGCCGTGGGCCAAAATCGCCCTGATCAGCGCGATCACCGACGAGCTGGCGCGCTTCTCCAGCCCGTCAGCCGAGATGCTCGTGCGCAACGATCTCGCCGCGAGCGTCGCGCAGTTCATGGATCAGCAGTTCGTCGATCCCGCCGTGGCGGCGCTCGCCGCCGTGCGTCCGGGCTCGATCACCAACGGCAGCCATCAGGTCGCCGCCTCGGGCAACAGCGTGGCGCACGTCACCGCCGATCTGTCGGCGGCGATGCTGTACCTCACCGACCAGAACAGCCCAATGATCGCGCCCGTGTGGATCATGCACACGCACGCCTACCAGTTCCTGATCACGCAGCGGTCGAGCATCGACACCTTCGTCTGGAAGGACGAGATGCTGACCGGCAAGCTGATGGGAATTCCGTTCATCGTCAGCAACAACGTGCCGATTGCGGCGGGCCTGTCGTCGATCACGCTTTTCGACGCCAACGATCTGCTGCTCGCCGACGACGGCCAGATGCTGTTCGACGCCTCGGCAGAGGCATCGCTGCAGATGGACAGCGCACCCGTCACGCCGCCCGTCGCCGCCACGATCATGGTGTCGATGTGGCAGCAGAACATGCTCGCCATCAAGGTCGAGCGTTACATCTATTGGCTGATGCGCCGCTCGGTGGCCAACTTCGTCTACCAGATCACCGGCTTCCCGGCGGCGGCGCCCTGAGTTGGGGCGTGATCAGCCTTCAACGATGGAGGTAGATCAATGACGAACAACCACAAGGCACACGACGACGCCGAGGCCGCGCGCAAGCGTCGCCTCGACCAGATCAGGGCCAAGATGCCCGACCGCCACATCGAAGACGTGGTGCGGGCCTATCACCCCTACGCCGCCGACAGCGACGAGGGCACCAAGGCGATGCTCGCCGACTTCGACCGCTTGACCAAAGAACAGGCCGAGCGAGATCGCATCAAGGAGCACGCCGACAAGGAACACGCGGCGAAGGCACACCACGCCAACGCCTAGCACCTGCGACGCGTCGCGCGATCACACTGCCCCCGAAAGCGCGACGCGATTTTTCCCGTTCATTGAAGGAGGTCGCCATGCCCGATCAGGTCGTGCTCGAAGCGCTGCGCAGCGCCGACGGCAAGTGCTTCCACTACACCTTCACCGGGTTCACCGATCCGAACCCGCAGCTGACCGGCCAGCTCGCCCGCATGTATTTTCCCGGCAATCGCGTCACGCTCAACGCCGCCCAGGTGGCGCTGGTGCTGCCCGCCGACGCCGCGAAGTGGCGACAGGTCGTCGACTACAACGTCGCGCCGTTCCCGCCGCCTGCGTGGCCCGCCAGCGGCAGCATCCCGGCGCTGGTCGAGGCCGACGAGCAGCGCGCCCCTGCCAATCATCGTCGACGCGCTGCGCATCACGAGCGCCCGCCGACCGGAGAGCCGGCATGAGCAAGCCCAAGGACGAGAGCGTGGTCATTCAGCCGCTGATGCGGTTTCCCTATCGCGACCGCGCCTACTTCCCCAACCTGCAGTACACCGTGACGCGCGCCGACGCCGACAAGATGGTCGAGGCCAAGGTCGCGCAGATCGTCGAGCCGCCCGCCGGCACGTACAACCGTCGCGACATGCGGGCGAAGCCGTAGCCCAAAAAAAAGCCCCGCCGGAGCGGGGCTTTCTCAACGCTGTGTTGGTTACTTCTTCGTCTCGGGCGCGCACCACTTGTTGTACGCCTCGCGCGCGCTGTCTGCCTTCGCAGGGTTGTTGAACAGAGCGCCCGTGTATTGCGTGTAGAGCGTCCAGCAGGCTTGACGATCTGCGCCCGCGCGCAGCGGCAAGTCGCTCGGCTTGGTCGGGTTGACCTGCGCCAAAGCCGAGCTGCTCGCGAGCACGAGCGCGAGCGCGATGGCGGCCCTCACTTCTGCACCTTCGCGGCGGCCTTATCGGCGGCGGCACGCTCGGCCTGCCGCTTCTTCTGGTCGGCTGCCGTCTCGATCCGAAACACGACGCCCTCGCGCTCGGCGTCGTGCTCCTTCGTCAGCTGCAGCGGCGCGACGATCAGCTTGCGAACCTTGTCGCGGTTCGCCGCACGCACGTCGCGCGCCGTCTTGAAGCCCTTGATCCTCGTCGCCGCTTCCTCGTTGGTCGCGCCCTTCTTCGTTTTCAACAGCGCGACCAGCTCGACGATCTCGGGCGCGAGCGGCTTCGGTGCCTTCGGTGTTGCGGCGGGCTTGCCTGCGGTCGTCGCTGCCTGCTTCGCCGCCGGCTTCGTCGCCTTGCTCTTGGCCTTGGCGGCCTTGGGCTTGGCGGCGGGCTTCTTCGTCGTCGTCGTGTTGCTCTCGAAAGTCACTTGTCGTCTCCGTTCGTTGATCAACAGCACGTTGTGCGCTGTCTGATCAGCCATCGTAACGGGGCGGCCCGAATTGTCGGCAGCGGCGAGCCGCAGATTGTCGCGGCTAAAACGCTAACCGGCTTGGAGATCGCGCATGCCCCCGCTCCCCGTCGTGCTCGGGTCGTATCTCGGGCGCATCGCCGACCGTCTGCTCGCGCGTGATCGCGGCAGCGCGCCCAGCATCTACTGGCCGCCCGGCGGCAACGGCGACCGTGGCCCACCTGGTTGGTGGCAGCAGTGGAGCCGTGGCGGCGCGTCGATGCCGAGCGAGCTGACGGCGTTCTCGGCGGTCTACGCCTGCACGTCGATCATCTCGCAGGACATCGGCAAGCTCGACATGATGGTGATGCGCGACGACGCCGAGACCGGCGTGCCGTTGCGCAAAAAGGGCGACTACTACGAGCTGCTGATGGCGTCGCCCAACGAGTACCAGACCGGCGTCGACTTCCTGCAGCTCTACGTCAATTCGTATCTGCTGCAGGGCAACGCCTACGCCTACTGCACGCGCAACATGCGCGGCGAGATCAACGCGATGCACCCGCTCGATCCGCGACAGGTGCAGCCGTACATCGAGCCGGAAAGCGGCGCGCTGTTCTATCGCTGCGGCTACAATCAGCTGGCGGGCCTGGAAGCCGGCGCGATGGTGCCCGAGCGCAACATCATCCATCACCGCCTGCCGCTGATGCCGAGCTACCCGCTGGTCGGTGTGACGCCGATCTACGCCGCCGCCGCGTCGAGCGAGGTCGGGCTGCGCATTCTGCTCAACAGCCAGTCGTTCTTCTCGAATGCCGCGCGCCCTGCCGGCGTGCTCACCGCGCCCGGCAAGATTTCCAAGGCGACGAGCGAGCGGCTGCAGGAGGATTGGGACAACAACTATTCCAACAACCGCTACGGGCGCACCGCCGTCCTGCCCGAAGGCTTGAAGTGGGAAGCGCTGACGATGACCGCGACCGACGCGCAGCTGATCGAGCAGCTGCGCTGGAGCGTCGAGGATGTCGGGCGCGTGTTTCGCGTGCCGCCGTTTCTGCTCGGAGACGTGAGCAAGACGACCTACCGCAACAGCGAGCAGCTCGCGCGCGCCTATCTCAGCAACTGTCTCGGCTTCCACGTCGAGGCGCTCGAGGCGCGCTTCACGCGGGCCTTTGACATGGACGGCACGCCGTTCTCGATGGAATTCAACTTGGCCGACATGCTGCGCGCCGAGGTCGACGTGCGCTTCGATGCCTACCAGAAGGCGCTGGCCGCCGGCTGGATGACGCCCAACGAGGCGCGCGCCAACGAGAGCCTCGCCCCGGTCGAGGGCGGCGACGAGCCACACATCCAGTCGCAGTACATCCCGCTCAGCCAGAGCGGCAAGGTGTCGCCTGCCCCCGGCGTGCCGGCCCCCGGCGCGCCCGACGCGCCCGCGCCGCCACCGGGTGAGCCGAGCACCGAGCACATCGATGTCGAGCTGCTGCGCGACGCGCTGGCCGCTCGACGCCTGCGGAGGGCGGCATGACCAAAGAGGAAATGTTGGCCGAGCTGATCGACGAGCGCATCGTCGAGCACATCGCGACGATCCGCGACGATCTGCATCGCCACGTCGACGAGCACGTCGAGCGCCTGCGCAGCGCGCTCTACGAGAAGCTGCTGGAACTGCGCAGCCCCAACTTCCAGCTGACGCCCAAGGGCGAGCTGTACTGCGACGGCAAGCGCGTGGGCGACGTGCGCCCGGTGTTCCGCGAAGTCGTCGACGAGTGCCTGTCGAGCCAGCGGGAGCCGCCATCGTGACAGACAACAGCACCGCCCAGGCCCGCGACAAGGCCGCCAAGACGCTCGCCACGGGCGTCTGCCCGATCGATCTGGCGACGATCAAGGACGATCTCGGCGTGCCGTCGGGCGACACCAGCAGCGACGCGTTCCTGCAGCGCCGCATGGACGCGGCGTGGAGCCGTTTTCAGGAGATCACCGGGCGCGAGCTCCAGCTCGTCGCCGGCTACGCCGACGATTGGGGCGCGATCCCGCATCATCATCGGCACCCCTACACGCCCTACCCGTTCCCGTACTCGTCGGCGTTCCTGCGCAACTACCCCGTGGCGTCGATCACCAAGATCACGGCCAACGGCGCGGACGGCGACCCCGCCTCGGTGCTGTTCGTCGCCGAGACGGGCAAGCTGGTGTCGCTGAGCGGCCCCGGCTTCGCCAGCGATCTCGGCGGCACGCTGATCAGCATGCAGACGCGCATCGAGTATCAGGCCGGCTTCGATGTCATTCCCGCCGATCTCTACGACGCCCTGCTCGGCGTCGTCACGGTGCACTGGCAGCAGCGGCAGACCAGCCAGAGCGGGTTGACCGCTGGCGGCTTCAACGCCTCGCGCATCAGCATCACCGATGTCGGGCAGGTCGACCTCGACCCGTCGCCCAACTGGCTGGCCGATCAGTCGAGCCGCGCCGGCAAGGTGCCCGACCCGCTGGTCGGCATCTACGGCAGCGTGCTCGACACCTACACCGACTACCGCACGCTGATCGGCGGCCCGTCGAGCTACGCGGCGACGACGAAGGTCCCGGCCCCGCCGCCATGAACCTCGTCGACGGCACGGCCAACCTGTTCCAGACCGCGCTGGGCTTCTGGGCGCGCGGCCCGCTGGTCTACATGCTGCACTCGGGCGAACAGGTCACGATGACCGGCTATCTGCGCGGCGTGCGCTCTGACGATCTGTTCGCCGCCGCCATGCAGCAGGACCAGGCCGCCGAGATCAACGCGGCGGCGTTCGCGACGGCCTTCGCGCCACGCACCACGCCGCAGCGGCTCGATCGCATCAAGGTCGGCACGCGCACCTTCACCGTCGAGGAATGGCGCGGCGCGCCCAACGACGCCACGCCGACCTTCTTCAAGCTGCTGTTGCGCGGAGGCTCGCAGTGACGACGCCGCTCGAAGTCTTCATGCAGATATGGACCGACGAGGTGGTGAGCGTGCCCTTCGTCGAGTGCGTCAACACACCCGTCGACACCGACAGCCTGCCCGACGAATGGGGCAGCGCGATCATCCAGCCGACGACGCGCGCCGATCAGACGATGGGCAGCAACCCGTGGGTCGAGGAAAGCGGCACCATCTCCATTGGCCTGTTCACGCGCCAGCGCACCGGGCCTGCCGCGCTCGACGCCGCTGTCGACGAGCTGCGCAGCGTCTTTCACGGCGTCGCGCTCAATGGGCTGCACATCGAGAGCGTCGACGGCCCGCACGACATCGATCCCGAGGTCGACGGCGAATGGTGGCGGCTCGGGCTCACCGCCAACTACACGTTCCAGACGCGGCGCGACGCGACCGGCCCGCTGCAGCAGTGGCAGGGCTTCTGATTGCCGCCGGCAATCGACTACGCCTCCTACAGCTTCACGGTCAAAGGGCTCAGCCAAGCCGCCGAAAACATGATGAACCTCGCCAGCGGCCCGCTGCGCACGATGATCGCGCGCGGCAGCTCGCGCGCTGCGGCCTGGACGGTCGGCGACGCGATCAAGCGCGCGACCTACACGACGTTCAAGCAGCAGACCGGCTGGATCAAGAGCGGCGTCGGCGTGCGCGTCGCGCAAGGCATCAAGGGCACCGTCCTCAACGCCGTGGTCGCCGAGCTGCCGCAGTACGGCGGCGCGCTCAACCCGATGGCGTCGCTGTTCCGCTCGACGCACATGCCGAAGCTCGACGCGCGCCGCGCCTCGCTGGCGCAGGTCGCCTTCTGGTGGCGCTTCCTCGAATTCGGCACGCGCCAGCGTCGCGCGAAAAAAATGCCGCGCTTCCTGCGCCGCGCGTCCAACAAGTCGTTGTCGACGCGGCAGGAGCGCAGCAAGGCCCGCTATTTCGCCTCGCCCAACCGCGGCGGCATCGCTGCGCGCCCGTGGGTGCGGCCAGCGTTCGCCGCAAGCGACCGAGCAGCTGTCGACACCTACGAGGCGACGATGCGGCAGCTCACAGAAACCGAAGTCGCCAAACTTCCAAAGTAGGAGAACAACCATGAGCCGCATCTCGTCTCAGGGCACCGTGATCATGATGCAGTCGGACGACGCGCCGGCTGGCGAAGCGATCACCGCCATCACCAAGGCCAAGCCCGCCGTGCTGTCGATCACCGCGACGACGGCAGTCGTCGGCGATCTCGTCATCGTGCGCGGCAGCGGGTTCGCCTCGCTCGACGACCGCCCGTTCGTCGTGTCCGCCGCCGCCGCCGGCAGCGTCACGCTGGGCGACAGCGACACCAGCAGCGAGGCCGGCGTCGCCGCTGTGGGCGCGACCCTCGAGAAGCCGCCGATGGCCGAGCTGTGCCGCTCGACGCTGACGGTCAACCAGCCTGCCGGCGCGACCATCGACGTGACGACGCTGTGCGACGACGCGCACAAGATCGTGTCGGGCCTGCCGGCGATCGCCACGTGGGCGGCCAACGGCTTCTATGACGCCGACGACACGATGATGCTCAAGGCGCGCGACTACTACCGCAGCGGCGAGCTGATCCCGATACAGGCGATCTTCCGCGACGGCTCGGGCATCGCCTTCGTCGGCAACGTCAACGTGTTCGACATCACCGCCGGCATCAACGCCGCCGTGACGAACAACCTGGGCGGCAACATCAGCGGCCTCGTGTCCTTCTTCCCCAAGGGCACCGTCGTCGTCGGCGCGGCCAAGCCGGCGGCACCTGACGAAGCGCGCGCACGGGTCGCCGCGTGAGCGACGCCCCTGCCGCCGCAGCCGAGGGCGGCAACGTCGTCAACCTGTTCGAGTGGCAGGGCCGCCCGATCCGCTTCGCCGAATTCTCGATCAAAGAGGGTCGCGAAGTGCGGGCGGCCTATCAGGTCGACGGCGAGACGGGCATGTGGATGGTGCTGGTGAAGTCGGCGCGCTACGCCGACGACGGCACGCCCGTCTTCACCAGCGTCGACGAGCTGGAGACGCAGCCCTTCCGTCTGCAGCAGCGTCTGATGCGCTTCGCCGCGCAGGCGCTCGATCTCAACGGCTTCACCACCGAGGCGCGCGAGGGCGAGGTTCGCCCTTTCGCCTGAGCGACGAGCGCCGGTTCCTGCACCGGCTCGCGCTCGCTCTGCATCGGACCGTCGCCGAGATCGAGCGCGACATGACCGAGCGCGAGCTGCGCGACTGGTGCGTGTTCCAGCTCGACCACCCGCTGCCCGACGAGCTGGCCGATCTGCATAGCGCGCTGCTGTGCAGTGTCGTCGCCAACATCGCGCGCGGCAGCGACAGCGCGCCGTTCCGACTGACCGACTTCCTGATGCTGAAACCGTCGCCCGACGAAGTCGTCGAGCTGAGCGAGGCCGAGCGGTTCCGGCAGACTTTCGGGAGCTGATCGATGGCTGTTGCCGGCGACATCATGATCAAGGTCGCCGCAGACCTTGCCGAATTCACGCGCGGGATGACCGAGGCTGCGTCGCGCCTCGAAGACTTCGGCAAGCACGCCAAGCAGACCGGCGACAACGTCACCAACTTCATCGGCCTGTTGAAGACCGGCTTCGCCGCGCTCGGCGTCGAGCAGGCGGCGCAGCACATGCTGCAGTACGCCGAGGGCGTCGCGAAGTCGACCGCCGAGCTGAAAGCGCAGGCCCAGGTGGTCGGGCTCACCACCGACGCGCTGCAGGCGTACCAGCTCGCCGCCATCGCCAGCGGATCGTCAGTCGACACGATGATGGAGGCGATCACCCGCTTCAATCGCGCCATCGGCGAGGCACAGCTCGGCAGCAAGCAGCAGATCGACGTGCTCAACCAGCTGGGCGTCAAAATCCTCGACGTGAACGGCAAGCTGCGCCCGCAGACCGATCTGCTGACGGAGGTCGCGCAGGCGCTGCTCAAGGTGCCCGAGGGCGCACAGCGCGCCGCCGCCGAGATCGCCCTGTTTGGTCGCTCGGGCCAGCAGATCAACCCGATCCTGCAGCAGCTCGCGCAGGGCGTCGGCACGCTGCAGGAGAAATTCAAAAGCGGCATCATCCCCGAAGAAACCATCGAGCGGATGCACGAGTTTGAGCAGCGCAGCGAGCTTGCGAGCAAGGAGATCGCGGCGATAACGGCGCAGCTCTATGCGCCGATCAAGGGCACGTTCATCGAAGCCGTGCTGGCGCTGATGAAGGAGCTGGAGGCGGTCAGCTATCGCGTCGGCGATGCGCTGCGCGCCATCGGTGTGGTCGACACGCCGCGCACCGCCGCTGCCGATCTGGCGCGCGTCAACAACGAGCTGGCGATCACCAGCAAGCAGCTCGACTACATCACCGAGCAGCAGAAGCGCGCGTCCGATCAGGGCGTCGCGCAGAACGTGCTGCGGGACATGGACAAGCGCGCCGCGCAGCTCGCGCAGCGCAAGGCCGAGCTGCAGGCCGAGCAGCAGCGCATACTGTTCGAGCAGGGCCAAGAGCAAAATGCGGGCACGCTGCCGGCTGTGACCGTGACCGGCGCGCGCAACCCCCCGACCAAAGAGGCGGCGAAGCAGGCCGAGGACATCGAAGCGTTGATCCGCCGCTATCAGCAGATGACCAAGGCGGCGAACGACGCGCGCGACCAAATCCGCACGAACACCGCCACCGACATCGACGATCTCGGGCTCGTGGTGAAGGCGAAAGAGGAAGCGCAGAACATCATCGCCAACATCGAGAAGTCGAAAGGCGCGCTCGATCCCGGCATCAAAAAGCAGCTCGAGGACGCGGTGCAGACCGCCAAGCTGGCGCAGGCCGAGGAACAGCGGCAGCTGCAGTACGCGACGCAGGCCGAGGCGCTCGAAAGGCGGCTGGGCGACGGCACCAAGGCGCATCAAGTCGCTGTGCGCGATCTCAATCGCGAGCTGGCGACCGGGCGACTGTCGCAGGACGCCTACAATCGCGCGCTGAAAGAGCAGGAAGAAGCCATCAACAACGCTGCGTTGGCGGCCAAGCGGTACGACGACAATCTCGGCTCGCTCGTCGCCGGCTTCGAGCACGCGGCCAACGCCTACGCGCGCTCCAACGATCTCTATACGCAGGGCGGCGAGCTGTTCAACGGCATCACCAATTCGATGATGGAGGGCCTGGACGCGCTGCAGGGCAAGAGCACCAAGACCTTCGGCGACATCGCGCTCGAATTCGCGCGGATGCTGGAGCAGATGGCGATCAAGGCCGCCGCGTCGGCGGTGTTCTCGGCGATCTTTGGCAGCATGACCGGCATGGCGGGCGCCGGCACGCCGGGCAACCCCTACTTCGGTCCGGTCAATCCCAACGCGGGCGGTGGTCTGTTCGGCTTCCTCGGCGGTCTGTTCAGTGGCGGGCGCGCGGGCGGTGGCCCGGTGCAGCCGGGCATGAGCTACACGGTCGGCGAGAGCGGCCCCGAGCGCTTCGTGCCAGCCGTCGCCGGGACGATCCAGCCGCACGCCGCCGATCCGGGCGGTGGCGTGACCGTCAATCTCGACATGGGCTCGACGCAAGGCGCGGCCAACCCGACCGCCGCGCTGGAATTCGGGCGACGCGTCCGCGCCGCCGTCGTCGATGTCATCGCTCAGGAGAAGCGACCGGGCGGCACGCTCTATCGCCGCGTCAACGCGTGAGGTTGCGTCATGCCCTCTCCCTACTGGCCGTGGTGCGCCATGCCGGGCGCGATGCGCGACACCAAACTGTCGCTCGACGTGGTCGCGTTCGGCGACGGCTACACGCATCGCGCGACGCGCGGCCTCAACCCGGCACGCCCGAGCTGGTCGCTCGCCTTCCCGTTCGCGTCGCTCGCCGAGCTTGAGGAACGCGACAGCTTTCTCAGGAGCTACGCCGCGACCGGCTTCTGGATGACGCCACCCGACGGCACCGACTACGTCTTCGTCACCGCCGACGAGTGGTCGGCCACCATCGCCGACAGAAGCAACGCCACCGGCATCGTCGGCACGCTCAACGTCTCGTTGACACAGAGCTTCAATCCGCAGCCCGGCGTGCCGTTCACACCGCCATGACCAACCTCACGACCGAGGGGCTGATCACGCTGTGGCAGCTCGACACCACGTCGCTCGGTGGTCCGGTGTTCTACTTCACCAGCGCCGCCGACATCGATCATGACATCGTGTGGGGCGGCCAGCTCTACGCCAAGCTGCCGATGGACGCGAGCGGGTTCGAGATGACGACGCGCGGCGCGATCCCGTCGCCGACAATCACGATCAGCAATCTCTACGGCGCGGGCAATCTGCTGCTCGACAGTTACAAGGGCCTGGTCGGGGCCGAGGTCGTGCGCATTCTGACCTTGCGGCGCTTCCTCGACGACGGCGAGACGCCCGATCCGGCGGCCTTCATCACGCGCGACAAGTTCGTGGTGGCGCAGAAGACCTCGCACACCGCCGTCGCCATCGCCTTCAAGCTGGCGAGCCGCATGGACGTCGAGGGCACGCAGCTGCCGCGCCGCCAGATACTTCGCGATGTCTGCACGCACGTCTATCGCTTCTACGATCCTGTGGCTGGCGCTTTCGACTACTCGAAGGCGAGCTGCCCTTATACCGGCGCAGCCGACTTCGACACGAGCAACGCGCCGACCGACGACGCGCACGATCAATGCTCGCGCAATCTGTTGGGCTGTCAGCTGCGCTTCCCCGGCCAAGTGCTGCCGGCGCGCTTCTTCCCCGGCGTCGGAAAGGTCAAATGATGATCACGCAAGCGCGACCCGAGAACGCGCCGACCTCGCCCGCGCGCCCGGCGGCATGGAGCGATGCCGTGCACGAGGCGGCCAAGGCGCACACCGCCGAAGCCTACCCGAACGAGGCGGTCGGCATCGTCGTCGGCGGCGAGTATCAGCGGCTCGACAACTACAGCGACGAGCCGGCGAAGGATGTCGTGCTCGATGACGCGGCGCTGCTGCGCGTCGCGCGGGCCGATCTGTTCTTTCACAGCCACCCTGACGGCGTCGGCTGCCCGAGCGAAAGCGACATGACCTACCAGATGCAGCTTGGCATCCCGTTCGTCGTGATGGTGTGGCCGCTCTACGATGTGTTTTGGTGGGGCGACACGCTGAAGCCTGCGCCGCTGTTGGGGCGCGGCTTTCGTCATGGCGTCCACGACTGCTACTCGCTGCTGCGCGACTACTACGCCACCGTGCGCGGCACGCCGTTGATCGACCAGCCGCGCGACTGGAATTGGTGGGACCCCCGCTTCGGCAAGGGCCTCGATCTCTATCGCGACTATTTCGACAAGGCGGGCTTCCAGAAAATCCCGGTCGGCGAGGCGACCGAGCCCGGCGACGGCCTGATGATGCAATTCAACTACCGCGTCCCGATGCACGGCATGGTCGTGTGGGACCGCGACATGCTGCTGCATCACCCCGCCGGCATGCGACCCGTCGACCCGACGCGGCTCAGCGTGCTCGTGCCGCGCTCGCGCTTCGTGCGCCACGCCAGCTTCGCTCTGAGGCACAAATGATCCGCGACATCTACCTCTATGGCGTCGCCGGGCAGCTGCACGGCAGTCACTTCCGCATCGACGTGGCGAGCCCTGCCGAGGCGGTGCGCGCGCTGATCGCCCTGCGCCCCGGCCTGCGTCGCACGATCCGCGAAGGGATGTGGCGCGTCGTCGTCGGCCCGCCGCGCATTCGCAACGCGATCTCGATTGACCATCTCAACATGAACGCGGGCCACCAGCCGATCCACTTCGTGCCAGCGACGCGCCCGCGCGGCGGCGGGTCGGGCAAGGCCATCGGCTCGATCATCGTCGGCGTCGTGCTGATCGGCGCGGCGCTGGTGTTTGCGCCCGCGCTCGGCCTCGCGGCGGGCGGCGCGTTGGCGAGCATGGGCATCACGCAGGCGACGGTGATCATGCTGGGTGCCTCGATGCTCTTGGCGGGCGTCACGGGATTGCTGTCGCAACCGCCGACGCCCGAAGCGGCGACCGACAGGGCCGCGCCCGGCGACGTGCCGTCGTTTCTGTTCAACGGCGTCACCAACAACAGCCAGCAAGGCGGCCCGGTGCCGCTGGTGTTCGGCACGCATCTCGTCGGCTCGGTCGTGGTCAATGCCGGCCTCAACGCCGAGGACATCCCGACCGGCGAGAGTGCGTCGGCGCAGCCGCCGAGCTGGTTCCCCGGCGGCGGCGGCGGCAAGACATGAACAACCCGGCGGGCGTGCGCGTCCAGGCTGTCGCCGATCCGCGCGGGCTGACGCGCGTCGCCGCTGGTGGCGGTGGTGGCAAGGGCGGCGGCGGCGGCGGCCAGCAGCAGGCCCATCAGCCGCAGATCGCGCCCAACACGCTGCGCTCGCTGGCGACGGTGCGCATCCTCGAGGTGCTGAGCGAGGGACCGATCTTCGGTCCGCACAATGCGCCGATCTCGGACTGGCAGGCGGTCTATCTCGACGGCACGCCAGTCGTCGACGCCGCCGGCAATGCGCAGTTCTTCATCAAGGAGGGCTACTTCCGCGAGGGCTGGCCGAGCCAAGACGCGATCCCCGGCTACCCGCTGGGCGAAGCCCCCTACTCGGTCGGCGTGCAAGTGCACACCGGCACGCCGGTCGTGCGCGCGTTCAACACGCCGATCAGCGCCGTGCGCTACATCCTGCAGCTGCCGGCGCTGTTCTCTCAGGTCGCCTCGGGCAGCAACACGGGCGACGTGACCCCGGCGAGCGTCACCTACGCTTTCGACATATCGGTCGACGGCGGCGACTGGACCAACGTCGTCACCGAGCAGATCAGCGGCAAGACGATGTCGGCCTATGAGCGCGCGGTGCGCGTGCAGCTGCCCTACACCACCGGCACCATCCAAGGGCGCGTGGTGCGCTTCGATCCCGAGCCCGCGCCGGGCGTCAACAACAACCTGTTCTGGTCGGCCTATGTCGAGATCATCGACGGGCAGATCGCCTACGACGACACCGCCGTCGCGGCGATGACCATCGACGCCGAGCAATTCTCGAACCCGCCGTCGCGCGGCTATCTGCTCGACGGCCTGCTGCTCGACATCCCCAGCAACTACGATCCGCGCGCGCGCACCTACACGGGCGATTGGGACGGCACCTTCAAGCAGGGCTGGACGAACAACCCGGCGTGGGTGCTCTACGGCCTGCTCGTCAACGAGCGCTGGGGCCTCGGGCGCTACGTCGACGTGACCGCCGTCGACAAGTGGAGCTTCTACGAGGCGGCGCAGTACAACGATCAGCTGGTGCCCGATGGCCTGGGCGGCACCGAGCCGCGATGGACGTGCAACTGCGTCATCAACACCCGGCAAGACGCCTACGCGGTCCTCAACTCCATCGCCTCGACGATGCTCGCGCTGCTCTACTGGAGCAACGGCACGGTGTTCGTCGCGCAGGATCGTCGCGCCGGCCCGCCGACGCGCCTGTTCACGCCGGCTGATGTCGAGCAAGGGCTGTTCGACTATCAGGGTGCCGACTTTCGCAGCCGATGGACGGCGGTCGCCGTCGCGTGGAACGACCCGAGCGACAGCTACAACGCCGCCGTCGAGCTGGTGCTCGATCAGACGCTGGTCGCGCAGCAGGGCTATCGCGACAGCCAGCAGGTGGCGTTCGCCTGCACGTCACGCGGTCAAGCGCAGCGCTTCGGTCGCTGGATGATCTACACGAACCAATTTGAGACGGAGGTGGTGACGTTTCGCGTCGGCCTCGAGAACGCCGACGTGCGGCCCGGCGAGATCGTGTCGATCAGCGACCCGAGCCGCGTCGGCGCGCGCCTTGGCGGTCGCCTGCTCGACGACCCCGGCGCGGACACGCTGACGCTCGACGCGATGCCCGATCAGCTGGTCGCGACCCCGGCGGCCTGGACGATCTATGTCGTGGTCGGCAGCGCCGCCGAAGGTCAGACGCCGACCGTGTACGCCTGCGCGGTGCAAGCCGTGCTCGGCGGCAACCAGCTGCGCGTCACCAACAAGATCGCCGGCATGGAAGCCGGCTGCAACTGGATGGCGGCGTCGAGCGACGCCCAGCCGACGCACTGGCGCGTCGCCGCTGTCAGCGATCGGGGCGCGGGCCTCTATGAAGTCCTCGCCACCGAGCATCACGAGGAAAAATTCGACTACGTCGACGACGGCGTGCTGATCCCGCCGCCGGTCTTCTCGCTGGTGCCGACCGGGCAGCTCACCGGGCCATCGGACCTCACCAAGCAGGAGTACATCTACCTCGACGGCGCGGGCACGCCGCAGTTTGGCGTCATCATGTCGTGGCGCGCGTCGCCCGATCCGCGCGTGACGAGCTATCAGCTGGAGCTCAGCGGCCCCGCCGGCGACTATCGCCGCTTCGCCAACATCCCGAACGTCGCGCAGGAAGTGCCGGCGATGCGTCAGGGCGAGTGGCTCGCCGTGCTGCGCGGTTTCGACAATCTCGGTCGGCGCACGCTGCCGATCACGCTCGACTTCGTCCCGGTCGGGCTCACCGCCAAGCCGCTGCCGCCCGCGTCGCTGTTCATCACGCCACAGGGCCAGACGTGCACGCTGACATGGGTGCCGACCGGCGAGGTCGACGTGGTGTTCTACTGGATACAGTGGAGCCCGCTGAGCGACGGCACGGCGACGTGGGAAGGCGCGACGACCTCAATCGCGCGCGTCAACCGCAACACGACGCAGATCACCACGCCGACCCGCTCGGGCACATTCATGATCAAGAGCATCGACGCGCTCGGGCAGGAGAGCGTCGACTTCGAGGCGGCGATCCTGCTGCCGCAGATCACCGAGCAGGTGCAGCTCGCCGTCGAGGCCGAGCAACCGAGCTGGCTGGGCGATCTCGGCACCAACTGGCACGTGCACGCGCCCGAGCTGCTGCTGCCGCCGCCGACCGCGCCCGAGGCGGTGCCGCCGGGCGTGTACCCAGGCGACAGGGCGCTCGCGGTGAACAGCTCGCCAACGCGCGTCGATGTCTACGGCTTCAGCCATGCGCTCGACCTCGGCATCGTGTGCAACGTCTCGATGGTGGCGCTGGTCGAAGCCTACGGCGAGCAGATGGGCCGCACGATGTCGACGTGGGTGCCGCTGGCGTCGCAAGCCCCGCTCGCCTCGGGCGTCAGCGGCAATATGGCGGCATGGGTGCCGCTCGCTTCGGCGGTGCCGCTCGCCATCGGTCGCTCGAACCAGTGGGATGCGCACATCGAAGTGCGCGTGAGCCAAGACGGCGTGGCCTACGACGACTGGACGCCGCTGAAATCGGCGCTGATCGCGGGCCGCGCCTTCGAGTGGCAGCTCATTGGCGCAGTCTACGATCTGGCGACGACCTTGCGCATGAAACGCGCCGAGGTCGACGTGCAGGTGCCGACGCGCGCCATCAGCGGCAACGATCTCGTGCTCGATGGCACCGGCCATCTCGTCGTCACCTACGCGCGCGACTTTCTCGCGACGCCCAGCGTGCAGCTCACCGCCCGGCAAGACCTCGCGCCGGGCGGCAACATCGTGTTGATCGAGAGCGATGCGCATCACTTCAAGGTCGAGCACCGCAACGCGGCGGGTGCGCCGACTGCGGGCGGTTCCATCGACTACTACGTCCAAGGGTATGGGGGCTATTCATGAGCCAGTACGATTTCGGCACCATCGACCCCTACACCGACGACGGTGTGACGCTCGCCGACATGCTGAACAACTGGCGCGACGCGGTGCACTCGTGGCATCGCGGCGCGGCGCGCCCCAGCTACGCCGTGCCCGGCATGGCCTGGATCAACGACACGGGCGGTCCGACCAACTGGCTGGTGATGGTCTATCTCGGGCCGAGCGTCGGCGACCTGGTCCTGTTCACCTACGACACGACGACCGGCGTGATCACGGCGAGCGCCGCCATGCTGCTCGCACAGTCGGCGACAAATCCGTCGATGCGATGGAACGCCACCGGCAACGCCGCCGATGTGAAGGCGTGGCGCGCGACGGTGCCGGTTGGCGGCACGCTGCGCTTCGGGGCGTACAACGACGCGGGCGTCGAGGTCGGCGCGATCACGTTCAACCGCGACGGCAAGCTGATCGCCGACCTGTCGCTCGCCACCGGCCTGCCGCCGCAGGGCGTGTTCATCGGCACCGCGCCACCGGGCTCGCCGCTGGTCGGGCAGCAATGGTGGAAGTCCGACGACGGCGTGATGTACCTGCGCTACGACGACGGCAACTCGGTGCAGTGGGTGCCTGCCGCGCCGCAGGCCGCACCGCCGCCCTCGTCGGCGTGGACGCTGATCAACCGGCAGGTGCTGGGCGGCACGGCGGCGTCGATCATCGTCGACGGGCTCGCGGGCTATCGCGCGATCAAGGTGCTGGCGAGCCTCGTGCCGAGTGTCACCAACGTCGCGCCTGTCCTGCGCGTGCGCAAAGGCGGCGCGGCGTTTAGCGATGCCAACTACAGCCAGAGCTACTCCTACTCTAACTCAACCGGAACGACCGCGGGCTTGTACCAGTCGGCGCTGACGGGGTGGAACCTCGGCGGGATTTTGGTCGATGCCAACCCGCGCGGCGGCGGCATCGTCGAAGCGACGTTCAACGACATCACGCGCGCAGGCGTGTGGCAGCGTGCGCACTTCACCTGTGACTTCGACGGTCTCAGCGCGGGCGCGATGACGTTGAGCGGCAGCTTGATCTACGGCACGCCCGCCAACCTGCCGCTCGACGGCCTGCAATTCGATGCGGTTGGCGGCCAGTTCGCGGCGGGCTCGTCGATGTTCGTCACCGGAATGAAATAGGAGCGCACCGATGGCAGCCATCGACTTCCCCGCCTCGCCTGCGGTCAACCAGCTTTTCACCGCGCCGAACGGCGTCACGTATATGTGGACCGGCGTGCTGTGGGTCGTCTACTCGCCCGCGCTGCTGGGCGGTCCCATCGCGCCGCAGCTTCGCGTCGAGGACAACACCAACTCGATCATTAACGGCACCTATGCCATCGCGGGCGTGCCGCAAATCTCGGGCGGCGCGCGCATCACGCAACAGAGCTACACCGCCAACAACGCGGCCAACAAAATCCGCCTGCGCTACAGCGGCATGTTCCTCAACACTACCGCGCAGTACATCACGCTGGCGCTGTTCATCGACGGCGCGGTCAACGCGGCGCGAAGTGTCATTGTCACGCCGAACACCAACTGGAACGCGTGGGGCGAGCTGACTTGGGAAGGCGTGCTGGCCGCAGGCGCGCACACCTTCGAGCTGCGCGGCGGCGGCGTATCGGGCGGCTTCTACCTCAACACCGGCACGGTCAACGGCGGCGGCGGCACCGAGGCGTGCGTGCTCGTCATCGAGGAAGTCGGGCAAGGCGTCCAGGGTCCGCCGGGCGTGGCCGGTCCACCGGGCGTCGGCAGCTACCTGATCCAGTCGAAGTATGGCGAGTACACCGCGTTCGGCGTAGCGCACGGCACCGCGATGTCGATGGGCACCACGCCGCCCGCCATCACCGAGGGCGAGCAGCTCATCGCTGTGCCGATCACGCCGACGAACGCGGGCAGCCGCATCAGGCTGCGCGCGCAAGGCATCTGGACCGGCAACTCGGCCAGCATCTCGTTGGGCGCGGGGCTGTTCGACAGCCGGTCGTCGCCCGCCTTGGTCACCTGCGCTTGCGGCAATTTCTCGAACGGCTCGACGATCCCGATGCACATGGAGATCGAAGTGCCTGCCGGTTCGACAGCGGCGCGCACCTACTCGCTGCGCGTCGGCCCCAACACGGGCGCGGGCTCGGTCTTCATGAACGGCTACACCACCGCCTACGGCAACGCCCGCACCACGCTCATCGTCGACGAAATCTCGCCATAAGGAGCCTCGCATGGACATCAAGCAATACTTCCCGGTCGGCGAAGACAACGCCATCGAGGGCACGCTGATCATCTCGAATAGCACGATGCTGCTGAACGGCTCAGCGTGGCTCGACAGCGCGTCGTCGACCGAGGTGACGCTGCGCGTCGCGCAGGGCAGCCTCGGCGCTGGCGTGTGGCAGATCGACGGCAGCGCGATCTTGGCCGTGTCGATCAAGGTCGACGTGCAGCAGGGACCGACGAAGAAGTGACGCGCGCGACCCCACGTTAATTTTTCCGCCCAGACCGGAGGTCGGATCGTCATGCCCGACCGTCCGCCCTTCGACCCGGTCCGCGCTGCGTTCTGGCTGATCGCCTTCGTGATCGGCGTGCAGGCGCTCGTCGTGCTGATCGCCGTCGGCGCGTGCATCTGGCACGCCGAGCTGATCCTCACGACCCCCGAGATCAAGTGCGACCCCGACAACCGTCTCGCCGCTCTGCTCACCGCCGCGCTCGCGGCTGCGCTCGCCTTCGCGGGCGGCTTCATGCGCAAGCCGCCCGACGATCCACCACCGACCGACAAGGGAGGCAAGGTATGAACCTGTCGCCGCACTTCACGCTGGAGGAATTCACCATATCGACGACGGCGGCGCAGCTCGGCATCGACAACACGCCGGATCAGGACGCGCTGTCGGAGCTCGAAGACCTCGCCGACCTGCTCGAACGCGTGCGCACGCTGCTCGACGACAGCCCGATCATGATCACGTCGGGCTATCGCTGCCCGCAGCTCAACGCAGCAGTCGGCGGTGTGCCCGACAGCGCGCACGTCTACGGTCGCGCGGTCGACTTCATCGCCCCCGACTTCGGCACGCCGCACGAGATCGTCGAGCAGCTGGTGCCGTACATGGCCGAGCTGCAGATCGATCAGCTGATCTGGGAGTACGGCGATTGGGTCCACCTGGGCCTGCACGAGAACGACGACGAGGCGCGCTGCATGGCGTTGACCATCGACAGCGCCGGCACGCGAGCCTTCGCCTGACAGGGAGAACAGCATGCGCAAACCGAAGCCCATCGGCGTCGTGCAGGCCACGCCGCCAGACATGATCAGCGAGCAGGCGATGCAATGGCTGCGCGACGCGCCGGCCATGTCGACCGAAATCCTCGAGGCGCTCGAAGCTGCGCCGCCAGTGCCACCCGACCCGCCCGACCCCGGCCCCGATCCCGGCCCCGACCCGTCACCCACGGAGGATGGAATGGACTATCCGAAGAACGAGAGCGAGCTGCGCAGCTGTCTCAACGCCTACGCCAACGAGAACCGCGTCGGCATGCTCGACCCGCGCACGCGGATCACGCTGACCAGCACTATCGAGATCGCGCAGCGCACCAACGCGGGCGCACCGTGGGGCGTCAACGGCAACTTTGCGCAGCTGAAATGGGGCGGCCCGGCGAAGCACGACATGCTGCGCTTCATCGGCGTCGAGAACGTCAGCAACAGAGGGTTGACGGTCGAGAAGCTCGTGCTCGACGGCAACGATCCCAACATGAACCAGGCCGGCGCTGATGCGTGCCTGCGGCTCAGCGCGCCGCTCGGCGATCACGGCCCGCTCTACAAGTTCCAGCTGCGCGATGTCTTCACGATGTGCGCCATCAACGGTCTGGTGATCGAGGGCGGCGTGTACGAAGGGATGTGCGAGAACGTGCACGCCGAAAACTGCACGGGCGACGGCGTGCTGATGCGCCACATGAACCTCGGCGCGCCCGCTCAAGGCGTCGTGTCGAATGTGCTGATGCTGCACCCCAACTGCTCGCGCAATTTCGGCGCTGGCATCCGCGCGGTGTACTCGGTCTACATCATCGGCGGCAGCTTCATCCTCAACGGCAACGGCGGCGTGCAGGCGCCCGACGGGCTGCGCGGTGCGCTGATGTGCAACGGCGAGAACACCGCCGGAAAGGACGGCGCTGTGTTCGTCGTGCCGAGCAACGGCTACGGCAGCGTGCTCAATCTCTGCGAAGGCAGCTCTGACGGCGCGACGCACTGCCGCAAGTGGAACGGCCAAGCGTGGGAGAGCGTCGGCGCGCCGCAGCTCTACCTGATGGCAATCGGTGCGGGCGTTCGTCAGACCGACAATCACGTGAGCTACTATGGCAATCCGCCCGACCCGACGCGCGTCGTCAAATGATCAACGAACCGTTGGAGGCAAAGTCATGTTGGCATTCTGGATCATCGCGGCGGTCGCTGGCGCACTCACCGTCACCGCCGTCACGTGTCACGTGCGCTACGAGCAGCTCGCCGATGGCAGCATCGTCTCGACGCCTGTCTGCGATCAGATCAAGAGCGTGATCGTCGACCGTCGAGCCGAACGGCAGCGCCCGCTCGTGCCGCGACCCCTGTCGCAGTGAAGGAGGAACGCCATGTCGTTCGGTTTCGTGTTCTGGCTGATCATGCTGATCGAGCTGCTGCTCGGGCTCGGCTGGCACTTCGGCATCTACGCGCCCGGCGCTGGGCTCGGCTTCGGCGTCGTGCTGTTCATCCTGCTCGCCCTGCTCGGCTGGAAGGTGTTCGGGCCGCCCCTGCATCCGTAGAAGCTGCAGCGACGACCCGCACAGCGGGGGAACCGGAGAGCGCCCGTCCCGATGATCTCGGGGCGGGCGCTTTTTGTCGTTGTCAGGGGCGACGCTGCAGCTCGATCTCCGCGAGCACCCCAGGTTGGGGCAGCTGCTCAGCTCGACAGCGTCAGGTGAGCTTCCCTGCTCGCCCTGCGCTGCTGTGCAACGCATTGCGAACATTGTCCCACGTGGGACACGCTAAGTCGTTGAGATCGCTACAGAGCGCAGTTTCATCTCGTAAACAGCCGTGCCAGTCATTTCAAAGGCTTAGAGCACGGTTGGGGACAGTGGGACAAGCATGGGACAACGAAGCGTTGGAACAGCTGTGGAACATCAGTCCTTGATCACGATGTCGATGTCGTCGAGCTGCCCGCCGACAGCGTCGAGCACGTCGGCCAGCGTGTGCGCGGGCGCAGCCTGCTTGGATGTGCCCTGCTCGACCCACTGCCCGCCCGTGCGCGACGGGGGCGCGAGCAGGAAGCCCTCGTCGCTGCCGTAGCGGATCAGCGCAAACTTGCCGACGCTGTCGAGCCAGCGACGGAAGGCCGGGTCGCGATGCGCGTCGGGATAGCGCGGGTCGACCCACACTTGCACGACAGCGATGTTGACGGGCTCCCCGCCCCCGTCAGGCACAGCTGTCACGAAGTCGGGCAGCGGGTCGACGACCATGTGCGTGCGATCAGGGCGACGACCGACATCGACGCCGATCAGCCACTGACACGAGAACGCGCGACACGAGAACGGCCTGCGCGCGTAGATCGCGCAGCCCTTGCGACACTGATGCTCGCAGCGCGTGTTGGCCGGCAGCTCGATCTCGGCAGTCGGCATGACGTAGCAGCACAGCTGGCAGTCGCCGCAGCGACGCGCGCTCTGCACGATCTCGCGCTCGCTCATGACGACACCTTGTCGAGCGGGCGCTGCTTCCACGGCGTGTCGTCCTCGTGATCGCTGATCTGGCCGTCGTCGAACCCGATGGGCAGTCGCGGGAATTTGCCGCGCGTGCCCTTCATGAACACATAGAGATGATATTGGTTGGACGTGTCGACGACGCGGCTCTCGGCGGGGAACAGCTGGATCGCCTCGGCCTCTGCGCCGCAGAGCTGCGACTTGATCGCCTGCAGATCGCGCCAGTCCATGATCGGCTGCTTGTCGATGCGCTTGATCGACAGCCACCAGATCGTCGAGCCGGCAAAGCCGTGTCTCAACTGTTTGTTGATCGCGACCTGATAGTGCTCCGACAGATACACCACGTCGCGACGCTGCTGATCGTACAGTCGACGCAGCGTCTGCGGCTTGAGGTTCAGCGCAGCATAGGGCCGCGCCCACTCGGCGAAGCTGTCTTCGCCGACGAAGTGCGCACGCTTGAACGTGCCGACGTTGCCGTTGCTCATTGCATGCGCTCCCGTCGCTCGCGCTCTGAGCGCTTCGCGACTTCGCGCAGATGCTCGAACGTCAGGTCGTAGGCGACCTGTGCGAGCGCCAAGCGCGCTGTCTCGATAGTCAGCTCGCGCCCCGCGAATTCGCTGACCATCATGCGCAGGATCGCAGCGTGCAGCTCGGGCACGCGCACGGGCAGCGGGCGTTTGGGTCGCTTGGCCATCACGCGACCTCCCGAAGCAACGCTGCGTTGGCCTTCGTGCCGAGCAGCCCGATAGCGTCGTGCGCCATTTTGAGCTTGTCGGCGTGCAGCGTGTAGCGACGCACGTGCTGCAGCGACGAGTGCCCGAGGAAGTTGGCGATCTGCTTCTCGCTCATGCCTTCTTCGGCCAGTCGATTGCCGACAGCGTGTCGAATGCCGTGCGCGCTCTTGCCCTTGAGGCCGGCTGCCGCCGTCCAGGCCCGCATCGCTTTGCCGAAGCGCCCGCAGTTGAACGGGTTGCCGAAGTCGTCGAGCAGGAACACGAGCTGCTTGCCGTAGGGCTTGCCCGACTGCGTCTTGTGACGCTTCGGCGGCATCGCCTTGCGCGTCTCGATGATCGAGCGCGCCAGCTCTGCCGTCATTGGCAGCTGGCGCTCCTTGCGCTTGAAGCGACCCTTTGCCATCAGCGCCTTCGAGCGCGCGCCCTTGTGCTCGGTGAATTCGAGCATGCCGCCCTCGAAGTGCTGAGGCCCGAGGCGATAGCAGTCTGAGCGACGCACGCCCGTCGTCCAGAAGATGTCGAACGCGAGACGCGCCATCGTGCCGACGGGGTGCGCGCGCTTGTAGCGCTCGCAGTCGTCAGCAGTCCAAGCGTCGTGCGTGTCGTCGTCGCTGCGCAGCATCTTGATCTTCGCTGCAGGGTTGCCCGGCATGCGATCCTTGAGCACAGCCCACGAGAACAGCGTGCGCAGCGCGATCAATCGGCTGTCAGCTGTCGACGAGCCGAAGTCGAGCCACGCGGCATCGGTGTGGATCGCGACGCAGTCGCTGCGCCTGATCTTGTCCACGTTGAGATCGGCGCGCGTGCGCGTCTTTTCGACGTGATCGGTGCTCGCGCAGATTTCCTCGAGATAGCGGCGACGATGCTTCGCGGGCATCGCGTCCATCGACTTGTACTCGGCGCTTTGCAGATAGTCGACGACGAGCGCGCGCAGCGAGCCCATGCGCACGCCGCCCGGCAGCTTGGGCGTCGGCAGCTGTCGCTTGACGGGCTCGTCACTCGTCTCGCCCGCCAGCGTCGCGCGATAGAACGCCCGCCACTCGGGCGAGCCCGGTGTGCCGGGCATGCGCAGCTTCTGCCCGTAGCCCGGCAAATGCGACAGCGTCTTCGGCAGTCGCAGATAGTAGACGACCTTGCCGCTCGGCTGCTTCGTCGTCGTGATGAAGTCTTCCATGATCAGCCTCTCGCCTCGTAGCCAAAGAAATTGCCGACGCGCACGAAGCGCACGTCGTCGCCGTCTTCACCGTTCAGCCACTCACTAAACGCTCCGTTGCACCCGCTCGCCTGATAGTCGGCGAGCGCGCGCGCATTGTGCTTGGCCGCCCAATGCACGAGCACGTGCTCGGCATTCTGACCGGGCGGCACTTCGATCACGAGCGAGCTGCCTTCGCGCGGCTCTGTGATCAGCCAGAAGTCGCTGCAGCGGGTCACGACTTCACCTCGATCAGACGTTGCAGCTCGCCGACCAGCGCGTCGGCCTCGCTCGCGCTCAGCTCGTCCCACACGACGCGGGCGCGCTCGCTGACGATCTCGACGCGCACGCGCCCGTCGGGTCGTATCGTTCGATTGATCGTCACGACTTCACCCCGTTCTGGAGCACGATGTCGACGTAGCGCTGACAGATCGCGCGCTCGATCACGTCCCACGTCTCGCTGTGGGCGATGATCGTGTGCTCGCCGTCGATGTCGGTCAGCAGAAAGCGCGACGACACGTTGGGCATCTCGCGCTGAGCCTTGTCCTTGTAGTCGACCCACAGTCGCAGGCCGGCGCGCTCGTTGTCGAAGCACGGGCACGTGTCGTTGTGCCAACTCTGATCGACGAAGCCCTGCGGGATGTCGATCATGTCCTCGACCGGGAAGTCGGGGAATTCCTCGCGCCATGTCGCCATCACAGCACCTCCACGCGATAGTCGTCCTTCACTGCCGACTTGCGCAGCAGCGCGGCGATGTCGACCTTCGTCGGCTCGCCCTTGAAGTAGGTCTGCGTGAAGAAGTCGTCGCCACCCGCGCTCGGGTGGATGCAGGCGAGCACCTTGTGGGTGTAGCCCTTGCGCTTCATGCGCAGATCACGAGCGGCGTTGCGCTCGCCCTGCTTCTCTTGCTCCTTGTGATACTCGGCGAGCAGCCGATCCAGCTCGGGGTCGCGTCTCTTGGTAGGCATGTCGTCTCCGTTCATCGCGTCAAAATCGACGCAGGAACAGTATAAACGCTCCGTTGATCGGGCCGAAGCGTCGGAAACGACTGTCAACCTGGGCTGGCCCGTCCGTCACAAGCCGAGCGCGGCTTTAGCCTGCGACGGCGCGTCTCAGCGCACAAAGCGCGAGCCCGACGCGTTGCCAGCGTCGGCGTCGCTGTCCGGCAGCAGGTCGAAAAAGTGGTCGAGCATGTCGATGTCCCAGATCGGGATGCTGTCGACGCGCTTCGGCTTCGGCATCTTGCCGTCGCGCACGAGCGCATCGAATTTGCGCGCGCTCAGTCCGAGATATTCTGCCGCTTCCAGCCGGCGCAGACCGCGCCGCGGCTGGCTGCGATGGCGTCGCTCGCTTGCCGTCATTGGGTCGCCTCGTCGTCGAGCACGGCCTCGAGCATGGCGCCCTGTCGCGACAGCAGCGCGATCAGGCGCTCGACGATCAGTCGCCCGGCCTTCGGCATGGTCGCCAGCTCGCCGCTCAGTCGCATGGCCGCATGAAAGCCGTGCAGCGTCTCGTCGTCGGTGACGCTCAGCTCGAACGTCGTCCAGCGCTTGCTGCACTTGGCGCACAGTCTGCGCCGCCGGATCATGTCGCCGCTCGCGCGGCTGTCGGCCACTCGACTGTCACCCGCCCCGCAGAGCGGGCACACCAACCCAAGACCCTTCGGCTTGCTCACCGTCCGACTTGCTGGTCGCCCTCCCAGCGGCGTAACACTGCGCGCATCATTGCCGCGATCTCGTCACGCTGCGCGCGCGGCACATTCGACACATAGTTGACGTTGCCCTCGCTGGGCTGTTCGTCGGTCGGCCAGATGAAAAGCGAGAACGCAAGACCCGGCAGCGTGCCGTCGATGGCACGTGCCAGGCCCTGCATGATCTCGTCGGTACGCTCGTGTGCCACGGGACGCTACTCCCTACTCGTTCATTTGCCCCGCCGAAGTTGGCGCTGCGCGCGCTGGCCGGAGGGGATCACCGCGACAACCGCGATCAGGAACACAAGCCAGAGCAGATGCACCGGCCACACGATCAGCTGGGCGAGCCGCGCAGCATGACCAGCTTGCAGAGCAGATGGGCGTGATCCAGCAACAGGTGGATCAGCATGCGACGCGGGACCGGGATCGTCTTCTCCCGGTGGTCGGTGTAGCAGCTCGCCCATAGCGCTTCCCTTTCCTCGTTGGTGACGTTGAGAGAAACCACGCCCTTGACGCCACCGGCACGCGACGCGCAGTCGGCGAGCGACGGCGGATCGACGTTCGTGTTGCGGTGTGCCTCGTGGCCGTTGATCACGGCGACGACGCGCTCGGTCTGGGCAGTGTCGTGCAGCAGAGTATCCATCACGTATCTCCCTTCATGGTCGCGGCAGAAGGGGCTGCATCCGATCGATCAGCGCGACCAACTGATCGACGGCATCTTGTCCTTCGGTTTCGGCAATCGCGCGCAGCGTCGGCAGACCGCTCGACAGGGCTGCGTCGACTTCAACGCGTGTGGCTGCACGCCCTTCGGCGAACCATTCGACGCGCTCGGGATCGCCGAGCTGGAACAGCACGCCGGGGTTCCCCAATTCGGCGCTGACGGGCTTGTAGCCCGTCGTCGTCCACAGCGCCATGACGCCGGGATTGCGGTCGACGGGCCGACCGGCAGCGTCGACGGTGCCCGCCGGCATGTCCTTCTCGTTGCGTCGCATGCGCGGGCGCGACAGGAACGGGCAGCCACGCATCGAGAACAGCGCGCACTCGCGATGCGACGGCGGCTCGCTGTTGATCCTGTTCACCGCGCACATCGGGCCGATGACGAAGGCGAGATGACGACCGAGGCGCTCGCCGCACACCCAGCACAGTCGCTCCTTCACCGCGCGCCCCAGCTTGGGCGTGTCGACGACGCGGAAGTCGGGCTCGCCGTAACCTGGATTGACGGTCTTGCCGTCGCGGAACCACGCCACGAACCACGGCACGGGGAAGCCGCGATGATCGAGCGGCAGCTTGCGCATGCGCATCGGCACGTCGTCGAGGGCGAAGCGCGGGCGCGCCTGTCTGATGTTGTCGTCGCTCATGATTGAACCTGCAGGGCTTCGAGCTTGACGACCATCGCGCGGAAGGCGGGCAGCAAGTCCCGCGCGGCGTTGCGGTCGCGCTCGATCAGCTCGTCGAGCAGATCGGGCAGACCGATCTCGACATGAGCGCTGTCGATCTCGTCGACGGCTGCGCCCTTGGTCGTGAGAAATCCCAAGTCGACGCTGATCTCGGGCAGCTCGCCGCCGTTCCCGCCCGGCATCAGCGACACGTCGATGCCGTCTTGGTCGGCCTGGTCGTCGATCACCTTGGCCATGTCTTTGGCGACCGCCGCCGTCATCGTATCGCTGAGCGCCTCGAAGAACGCCCCGACCGACTCCTCGAAGTCGCCCCAATCCCAGCCCTCGAAGCTGATCGCCTTCGGCAGCTTGCGCTTCATGGCTCGGTCCCCATCATCGCGGCGTTGACGGCCACCAGCTGCTGGATCAGCGCGACGTGCGCGCCGAACAGCTCGACCCGCAGCGCCTTGTCGTGCCCGGCCAGCCAGATCGCGGCGAGATCGGCGATCACGGCGCTCTGCAGCGCGGGATGGCGACCGGCGAGCAGCGGTCGGATGCGCTCGACCAGCTCGGCGTGCTCGGTGCCCGCGATCAGGGAGCGCACGTCGGTCATGCCTGCGCCTGTCGTCGCGTGTTGAGAAAGGCCGCGACCAGCGGCGCGCAGATCGGGCAGAAGTGCTTGATCGAGCGCACGTCGATCTCGCGCTGCACTTCGCCCGTCTCGACGCGCAGCCATTTCACCGGCAGCACGGCCTGCAGGATGTCGGCGCACAGCTCTATGGGCTGGCTCTCGATCCGGCAGCCGTCGCAGCGGAAGCTCGCTGTCGCGATGAAGCTCACCGCTGGAGCTCCCGCGACTTGTCGCCCATGCGGCGATAGAGATCGGCCTGCTTGGCCTGCGAGAATTTGGTGATGCGCTCTTGGTTGCCAGTGCGGATTTCCTCGAGATGATCGTCGCTCGCCGCCTTGTCGATCAGCGCGTGCAGCGCCTTGATGATGGCGTCCTGCCCGACCACGTCGTCGGGCACGCGCCACGGGTTCGTCTCGGGCGGACCGGAGGTCGGCTTGGGTGGGGCGTCGCCGCCTCCGGTCGCGGCGGCGCTCTGAGCAGTCGCCGCCTCGCCCTCGACGGGCTGCGCTGGCGGGGATGCCGGCGCAGCCACATCGGTCACGTTGTCTTCGCGTCGCGGCTCGGGCGGCGCTTCGCGCGGCCACGTCTCGTCGACCGACGCCATGCCGTCGTGGATCGCCTTGCACTCGGCGATCAGACGGGCGACATCCGGCGCGAGCCACTCGTCGACCTTGCGCTGATTGAGCACCTCGACGCGGGCCAGCAACGTGTCGCCGCCGATCTCGCGGATAAACTTGACGACGCGGGCGCGCGCCTCGGGCAGATTTTTGCCGATCTTCTCGACCAGCGAATTCTTCGCGGCCTTGAATGCTCGCTCCATCACATCCTTCAGCGCGTGATCGACAACGTTGCGTTGACACTTGCTGACGCCGATGCCGAAGGCGATCTGCACGCGGCGCTCGTTGTCCTCGCCGCCCAGGCGGGCTCCACTCTTGGGCTGCAGAAACGGGCGGATCAGCGAATAGCCGGTTTCGAGATCGACGAAGCGGCTGGCGAAGATCCACTGCGTCGGCGTCTCGGCGGCCAGCGCGCTCTGCACTTGGCAGTTGCCGTAGTAGCGCGCGACGGCGTCGGCGCACTCGATGGACGGGCCTTCGATGCGGTCGATCTTGCCGGTGCGGCGATTTCGGACCGGGAACGAATAGTACCAGCTCTCGCCGTTGGCCTGCGCCATCGCATCGATGCGGCGCAGGATGTTCGGCTCGTTGCGCGCCACCTTGATCGGCTGCGCGGTGATGATGTCACCGAACACCGAGCGCTCGTTGACGATGGTGGTGCCTTCGGGCATGCGACCCTGCTGCAGCGTCGCCACTGCCTGCACCATCGGGTCGTCGTCGGAAATCAATTCGGGGGGGCGTGCCATTTTCAAATCCTCCTTGGGCCGTGTTCGCCTTCTTTGTCGGCGAGTGTCCGCGCTGCAGCGGAGATCAGATCAGCGACGCACAGCTCGACGTTGTGATAGGTCGTCGAGCCGCCGAGCGTGACCGGAACGCCGGTGCTCTCGATGATGCCGGCGCGCAAGGCGGCAGTGAGATCGTCGCGCGTCAGGCCCATTTCCTCGAAGAACGCCGCAGCATCCTTGAGCGAGATGAAAAGATCGCGCGATCTGGCGTTGACCCGGCGGATGGCCTCGTTCGATGTGAGCTTCATGGCGACGCCCTCCCCGTTCATGTTCAGGCGGCCACTGAGGCAGCTTGTGGCGAGGCCTCGTCGTGCTCGACGTGGGTCACCTTGGCACCGCTCGCGCGGTAGAGCGGCTTGCGATCAGTGCCCTCGCGCACGAGGATGCGCTCGACGATCAGTTGCTGCAGCACGCCGTGGACGGTGCCGGGGTTGACCGGGCTGCCGGTGCGTTCCATCTCGATCTTCACTTCGGTCATCGTGCGCCCTTCCGACAGGAAGCCCTCGGCGATCAGCCGCAGCGCACGGCCTTTGGTCGACGAGCCCTCGACGATGCGCACCGGGCGATAGGTGTGCACCTCGATCTCGGGCTGCGTGTCGGCCAGCCGCACGAGCGAAGGCGCACGCTCCTGCAGGCGTTCGATCACGGCATTGCAGATGCCCTCGATGTCGACCGCGTCGTGATTGCGCGGCTTCGGCGTCGGCGGCGTCGGCGTCGGCGCGACGGCATCCTTGACGCGTTGCAGGCGGTCTTCGAGTTCGGCGACGCGGGTTTGCAGTTCTTCGGTGCTCATCGACTTTTCTCCTGCTGTTGAACAAAGCGGCTGCGAAATTCGTCGATCACTGCCTCGAAACAGTCGGCGACATCGTCGCGGTCGAGCTGGCCGCCCGCCACGGCATCGCGCGCGATGCGGCGAAGCCGACTGTGCAGCTTGTCGCGCGCGACGATCCGCGCCGCCTTGCGCAGCTCGTCGGTCATGACCAGAAGTCCTCGTCGTGCTCGTCGTGCTCGGCGTCGGGATCGGCGCACAGCCATTGCAGCAGCGACGAGACGCCCATCAGCGCGAACAGCAGACACGCAAAGTCGGCGATGGCTTCCCATCCGTCGAGCGACACGGGCATCGACATGGTCATGTTGCCCTCTCGTCGACGTAGAATTCAAAGCCAGCCGGCGCGGCGTCGGCGCGCTTGGCCTTCTTCGCGAGCGCCTCGGCTTCCTTGAGCGCGGCGACCAACGCAGCGTTGCGCACGTTTTCGTTGCTGGCGTAGGTCTGCAGCGCCACCGTCTTGTCGAGCACGCGGGCGTGCCAGTAGGTGCGCAGCGACATCGCGCGCCCGGCGTAGTCGCCCTTGACCTGTGCGCGCTTGGGCTTCTGGTCGGCGCGTCGCTCGGCCTGGACGGCTGCTTCCTCGGCCTTCTGAGCGGCGCGCTGTTCCTCGATGCTGGCGGTCGGCTGCGCCGCCTCTCGTGCCATCTCGTCGGCGAAGCTGCGCAGCGTCTTCGCCTCGCGCTCGAAGCGGGCCTGATCCTCGCGCAGTCGCTGCTTGAGCTTCTGCAGCCAGTCGGCGGCCTTGGCGCGCATCGCCGACAGGCACAGATCGAGCAGCGCCAGCGGGTTTTCGTAGCGCGTGCGGATCATCGCGATCTCGGTCTGATGCGGCGACAGCTCGCGTCCGCGCTCGCGCTCCAGCTCGTGCCGCGCGATCACCAGCTGATCGATGAACGTCTGCGCCGTCTTGGCCTGCTCGTCATTGGCGATGCCGGGCCGCTCGGCGATCCACTTGTCGGCGTTGCGCACCAGCTCGTCGATCCGGTCGAACAGATCGGACGGCGGCTCGTTGTGGCCCATGCCGGCGGGCGCGTCGATCATCAGCCGCCCTCCTGCGCCGACTGGATCATGTGCTGGAAGCACCACTCGGCGCGCGCCTGATAGGGCTTGTCGAGATCGCGCTTCAACGACGCGGCACCATTCTCGACCATGAACGGGGTCGGCGTGTGCAGCGCGCTCAGCACGTCTTCGATCACGCGACTGCGCACGCCGGGATTGAGGTAGTCGAGCCGCTCGTTGAGCTTGTTGCGCATCGACATCAGTGCACCGCTGGCTCGGGTTCTTTGCTGATCCACTCGCGCAGCAGCTCGACGCAATCCGGGCAGAGCAGCGGCGATGTCCCGCTGACGATGATCATTTCCCAGCCCAGCGGCATGGTGGGCTTGTCCTTCTCGTGCTCGCTCTCGACGGTGCGCCGACAGTGATCGCAGACGTGGCGCATGAAGATCGACGTGGTCATTTGGCGGCCTCCGGCGTCCTGATCTCGCGCAGCTCCTTGTCGACGGCGCTCTCGGCAACCCGTGCGGCGATCAGCGCGTCGCGGTCGCGCGTCTTGAAATAGTGCTTCTGTGCCGTGCGCATCGTGTCGACGAGCTGCACGAATTGGGTGAGACGCTCCACCTGGGCGAACATGCGCAACGCTCCGTTCAGAAGGCGGCGGGCAACTTGGCGACGTTCATCGGCTTGTAGGGATTGGCGGCGGGATGATCGGGCGCGTGCTCGATTGCCCAGCGCGTGCGACGACGCAGGAACGCGTACTCGTGATGGCTGATCGGATGCTTCGCGCAGCTCGGCCACGCCAGCTCGACATCTATCGGTGCGCGCCACGTTCTGAAGCCGCTGTCGCTGCGGTCGATGCGGCTGCTGAAACCGTTGATGGCGACGCACCAGCGCGGCGCGCGATCCTGCGTCTCGCCGTCGATGACCGGCCTGCCAAACCAGATCATCACCGGCACTTCGATGCCGCCGCGCACCAGCGTCATCTTGTAGAAGCCGCGCTGCGGCGTGTCGGTGATCGGCAGCGTGATCATGACGCCACCGCCTCGGGGTCGCGCGACACCCAGCGCACTTTGATGTTCCAGTTGCGCAGGCGACCGTGGAATGTCGGCGACGGCGCGCCGGTCAACCCACAGTTGGGGCAGCGCAGCGCGCGCTCACAGATACGATTGCCGGCGCGCTTGATGGTCGGCGGCAGCGGCCAGCCACACGGGCACGGCAGAAACTGCTCGGGCTTCTCGACGCTCATGCGTGCACCACCAGCAGCAGCGCGCCGATTGACGCAGCGGTGATTGCCAGCGCCGTCCCGATCAACGGCGCATCGAGGCGTGCCATCAGATGTTGCAGGCGGCGGCTGCGTCGGCGTCGCGTGACGACGAGCGCTCCCGAGCCCGTGATCAGTGACCAGTCCACCATCGGCGTCCCCTCTCCCCCGCGCGTTCGGCGAGAAGCGGGCACAATAAACGCCGCGTTGATTATGGCAAGCGGCGCGTCAGCCTCTTATCCCCGGAATTTCCCACAGGCGCGATCAACGCGCGCGTGTTCGCTTTGTGGCGCGCGCGTCTGTAAATTGTAATTCGCCGCGAATTATTTTTTCGGCAGCGGTCGCACCGGCCCCTTGCCGAGCAGCAGCCAGTCGGCGTGCACGTCGAACCGCTGGCAGAGATCGAAGACGATCTCGACATCGAGCGGTCGCTTGCCGGCCTCGTAGTTATGCCAGCGTTGCGGGCTGATGTTGATCTCCGCCGCGATCTCCAGCTGCTCCACGTTGTAGAGCCGGCGAAGCTCGCCCAGGCGGGCTCCGATCTCTTTTCGCAGCTGCAGCGTGCGGGCCTTCTGTTGCTCTGTCCGCACTCGCTCGGCAGCCTTACGCGTACCACGCGACCCTTCGCCAGCGCGACGCGCTGCGCGTTTCCGATCCGTCATTAGCAGCCTCATCGACCCCAAGTCCGTCACTAGGTCTACGAGCCGACCCAGCACCCGGATGGCATTCTATACACAGTTTCGTGAAAAGAAACGGTCCGTTGTCCCACATATGGTGTCGTTGGCAATCAACGGCACGTTGATCGTGTGGTGCGGCGACGGGCACAGTGCCGCCCATGAAGACCGACATTGAAGTGCTCGACGCTCTGTTGAGCAAGCACGGCACCGACGCCAAGGTCGCGCAGCTGCTCGGCCTGCCCAACGCCCAGACCTTGCACTGGTGGCGCAAACGCCCCAGCGGCATCTCGTGGGAGCACCGCGCCGCCGTCTTCCAGCTGGCGCGCAAGAGTCGCATCCGCCTGCCGGCGGACTGGATCAACGCGAAGCCCAAGACGACGCCCCCGGCCCGGCGTCCGACGCGTCGCAAGCCGAAGCGGGCCAACCGCTCGAAGCCTCGACGCGTCGGACGCAACGGCCTCAGCGCGCCAGCTCGCCCCGCCCTCTGAGCACGACACGCGGGCCGGGAATTCCTCGGGGGCGCCCGACCTGCGCGTCGATCTCACTGCCCCCGCCGGGAGAGCGACATGGCCGAAAAGGCACGCGGCAAAGACAGCAAGCAGCGCAAGCGCAAGGGCAACGGCATCGGCCACAACAGCGGCCAAGTGCCTGACGAGGTCTACGAGCGCTGGCTGCCCAAGATCGAGACGGCAGCGAAGGCGATGGACCGCGCCAAGGAAACCTACGACAGCGCGCGCGGTCGCTATCAGAACGTGATCAAGGCGATGGAAGACGACGGCGGCCACCGCAAGGGCATGCTGGCGGCGCGCAAGCTGGCGAAGCGCGACCCGGCGGACGTCGCCCTCGAGCACGAGGCGACCGGGCAAATCCTGCGCGTGATGCAGCATCAGCTCGTCGTGCAGCTCGACCTGTTCCCGCTGCCCAAGCGGGCGCCGACTGCGTCGGCCTGGTTGGCGGGCACGCAGGCCGGCAAGAGCGGTGCGCCGGTCGACGACAACCCGCACACGCCGGGCAGCGAGGTCTTCGAGGAATGGCTGAGCGGCCACAAGCACGGTGCGGCGGCTGCGGTGAAGGCGTTGGGCGGCGACGATGCGCGAGCCTGATCTGTTCACCAGCGGCAAGACCCTGCGCGACGAGGCGCTCGACCGCGTCTCGCGCCATGCCGGCGAGAAGTGGATGGCCGCCGCCGTGCGTGCCTGTCTCGACGTGTGCGACGATCATGCCGGCCAGCTCGCCAGCGGCGAGATGGTGCGCCATCTCGTCGAGCCCATCGTCGGGCCGGGCTATCACCCGAACGTGTGGGGCGCGGTGATCCGCCGCGTGATCAAGCTCGGCGGTCTGGTGCCGACCGGCAGGATCGTCGCACCGCGCGACAGCGCCTCGCACGCCTCGAAGAAATCGGAATACCGGCTGCAGCGCGCAACGCGGGCGTGACGCCGTGCGCGTGCTCGCCCTCGACATCAGCACCAGCGTCGGCTGGGCCTTGTTCGCGGGCGAGAAGCGCGTGCCACGGCTCGGCACGTGGCGCGCCCCGCCGGCCCAGGTGGGCGACTACGCCAAGCGCTGCGTCGCTTTCGAGACGTGGCTCAACGACTTCACGTGCCTCGACAAGCCCGACGTGCTGGCGTTCGAGAGCCCGATCTTCGTCAAGTGGAGCTCCGATCTCGCCACCAACGAGCACACCATTCGCACCCTGATCGGGCTCGCCACCGTCGCCGAGATGGTGGCATGGCGGCTCAAGGTGCGCGCCCTCGAAGTGCACAGCCAGACGGCGAAGAAGCGCCTGACGGGCAACGGTCGCGCCAAAGGCGACGACATGATCGTGGCCGCCGTCAAGCTCGGGTTCGTTGTCGCGAACGATCACGAGGCCGACGCCATCGCTGTCGGGCTGTGCGCCTACGACCACGTCCGCGCCGAGGCGCGGCCCGGCGTCCTCGCGCGATGACCGGGATCATCTGTGATGCGCGCCTACTACAACGACAACGACCCGTTTGCCGCCCACTGGCTGCGCACGCTGATCGCCGCCGGGCTGATCGCCGACGGCGATGTCGATCAACGCGACGTTGCTGATGTCACGGCACCCGATCTCCGGGGCTACGGGCAATGCCACTTCTTCGCCGGCATCGGCGGCTGGCCCCGTGCAGCTCGACTTGCTGGACTGGCTGACGACGCCGCGATCTGGACCGCCAGTCTTCCCTGTCAGCCGCTTTCGCAGCTTGGCGAGCAGCGAGGCCATGTCGACCAACGACACGTCTGGCCCGCTTTTTTCCGCCTCGTCGCCGTCCGCCGCCCTGCAGTGGTCTTTGGAGAGCAGGTTGCGGGCGCTGACGGACGTGAATGGCTCGCCGGAATTCGAGCTGATCTGGAGCACGTGGGATATGCCGTCGGGGCCGCCGATCTCCCGGCTGCGCTGCTCGGCGCTCCCCATCGACGCCAGCGGCTATACTGGATGGGCCACACCCTCGGCGCGCGACTGGAAGGACACGCCGGGCATGGCGACGACGGCGATCGATCCAGACGGCTCGACGCGCCTGCGCAACGACCAGCTGCCGCGACAGGCGCATCAGGTGCACTCGATCACTGGCGGCATTTCCACGTTGCCCATCTCGACGACGGCACGCGGCGACGCGTTGAACCCGGCACATGCCCGGTGGCTCATGGGGTTCCCGCCCGAGTGGGACGACTGCGCGGCTACGGTGCTGCCGTAGTGCCGCAGCTCGCCGCCCTGTTCATGCGCGCCGGCCTGGAGGCCATCACATGAGCGCGCCGCTGTTGCCCGAGGGGCGTGACGACGCGCGCCCAGCGTGGATGCTGCGCGATCAGCGGAAGATTTCGAGCCTGCGTCGACTGCGCCACGGCGACGCCCCGCTCGACGCCGCGACGTGGTGGGCGCAGATCGTGGTCGTCGCCGCCGAGCTGAACATCACGACGCGATGGGAAGACTGGCAGCGGTGGCCGTCGTGACGAAGCCGAAGACGCTGGCGCTCGACATTGCCGCCTATCTCGCGGACTGCGGCCATCTCAGCGACGCCGAGCATGGGCGCTACCTGCGCCTGCTGATGCTGATGAAGCTCACGCCCGGCAATCGGGTGCCGAACGACGACGAGTGGCTCGCGCGCAAATTCAAGCGCTCGGTCGACGAGGTGCGCGCCGATCTCCGACCGATCATCCGAGAGTTTTGTTTTTGCTCGGGGAATTGGGTCCACCAGAAGCGGGTCGAGCGTGACGCGGCGCGGAGCGTTGCCGCTAAGGCACGGGAAGAAAACAAGAAACTGATACCACGAGCGCAGCAGAGCCTGTTCGGAGACGCGGCCCCCTCTCCCCCTTCCCCCGTGCAAGGAGCCCCCCAACCCCCTGCACCCCTATCACGCGCGACATCGCGCGCGCGCGCGAAACCTCATCCACCGGCTGTGAAAGACGAAAGGAGAACCGAGCATGCCACCACGCTCCCCGACGACTGGCGGCCCTCGCCCGCTCTCCGACGCTACGCGTCGGATCGCGGCCTCGATGCAGATGTCATCGCCAAAGCGTTCGTCGACTACTGGACGAGCAGTCGCGGGCGGCGCACGCGACGACCGACGTGGGACCGCACCTTCGAGGTCTGGTGTGATCGCGAAGCCACCGACCCTCGCCGACCGCCGCCTCGTCGCGCTGTTCCAGCTGCCACTGGCGGCGGCAATCTCGTCAGCGCCTTTGCTCGCCAGCGTGATCGTCGTCGTCACGACGCGTGACGTGATCGGCGACGACGGCCAATTCGACCGGATCGTGCCGGCCCAGGTGGTGCTGCACAAAGACGCCGAGCCCGCTGATGTCGAGACATTGCGCGCGCTGATCGACGAGCTGTGCCGCCCGATGGGCGTCGAGCAGGCCGAGGCGGTGCTCGGCGAGCTGGCAGCGCTGACGGTGCGTCGCGCGCACGACGAGATCGCTGACGACGTGCTGGCGTCGGCCTATTCGGCGCGACTGGCGCAGTACCCGCGCGACGTTGCCGCCGACGCCTGCTCGGATTGGGCCGACGGTCATCGCTTCTGGCCGGCATGGGCCGAGCTGCGCGCCGCCTGTGATCGGCGCGTCGCGCCGCGCCAGCTTCTTCAACAGGCACTAGCCGCGCCTGTGGATAGATAGGCCCGGTTGTCGACCAATGTTCCACGTGAAACAACGGGCCGTCGATTGACGATCAACGGCGACGACGCTCAGGAATGGCTGGCGTGACCACCTGACGGGTTCGCCCGATGGGTCGAGGGAATGACGCACGTCGGCACGATGACGCTCAGCGGTCAAAAAAAGGGGGTTCGCGATGGCATCTCAGCGGCACGTGGTCGGTATCGTCAAGCGACCGCCCGGCGATCTGCAGCGGGCACTGGCAGCGGTTGGCCCCAAACCCGACTACAGCGAGGTCCGCACCGCCGACGCCTGCATCGAGATCGCCCATCAGCGGCTGGCGTGGGACCGCCGCCGCACCGACATCACCGCCAGCTGGCGACGGCGCAGCCGGCTCAGCGACCCCGAGCTGTGTCAGGAGCGCCATTCGCCGACCGTCGAGATCGCCGTCGACGACCCCGAGAGCAAGCGTCGAGCCCGCCGCAACTTGACCCGCGTGCGCCAGTCCGAGGCGTGGCGGCACAATCACCTGTCGACCATGCAGCGGCAGGCCGAGAGCGAGATCGCCTTCGTGTGGCGCGTCATCACCCACGGCCTGGGCCCCACGTCGTCGGCGGCCTTCCGACCGCGCTTCGGAACGTCGAGCGTCGCCACGCTGATGATCGGCACCACCGGCCTCGAGAAGACGTGGCGCGAATTCCTGCCCGAGCTGGGCCGCCGCCGCATCCGGCGCGACGTGGTGCTCGACGTGCTGACCGAGCCGCAGACCCTGCGGCAAATCGAGACACAGCACCGCCTGCCCCAAGGTCGCGCACTGGCGATCTACGAGCGGGCGCTCGACTGCTGGTGTGAGCTGCGCGGCTGGCTGCGGCCCGTCCACACCATCCACGGTGTGTTGATTGGCGCTTGACGCACCGGCAATAGTCTGGCCGTAATTCGCTAAGGTCTTGCAGAGCTGCGTGATGCAGCCTCCGTGCTCCGCTCGACCTTCGCCGTCGACCTCGTGCCGTCTCCACACACCCAACGAGTGCACGGCTGCGCGGGTGGCCTCGATCCCTACTCCGTTCTGGATCGAGTGCCGCTCGGCACAGCTCACAACGTTGTGTTGATCGATGCCGTCACGCTCACCTGTTCATCGCCCGCCATCATGGAAGCCGCGCGTCGAGGTCGAGCGCGACCGCAAGCGCACGTTCAACACCACACGACCGTCGTCGTGGCGTCGTGGCTATGATCGCGACTGGCGCAAACTGCGTGCCGCCTATCTCAACGCCCACCCGTTCTGCTGCATGCCGCTCTGTGGTGCGCTGGCCGCCGAGGTCGATCACATCCGCTCGGTCGCCGACTACCCGGAGCTGAGGCTCGAATGGGCCAACCTCCGCGCCTTGTGCAAGTCTCACCACAGCCGCCACACGGCGCTGTCGACCGGCTTCGCACGATGACCGCCGGCCTGATCGTGATCGGCATCGGCATCGCCTTGGTGGTGGTGGCACGACATCGCACGCGCACGCTGCGCCCACACCCGACACTGCCCGACCCCGCGCCGCTCCGCACCGCCGTCACCGCCGCCATCGGCCTCGTCTGCATCGTCGCCGGCTTGATCGCCATAGCCGTTTGACGTGGGTCGTGCTCGCTTGGGCTGGGGGTGGGTGCCGTACAAATCCGATGGCCGCCGAGAT